CGGGATAGGCATCGATATACGGTGTCCCGGACGGGAGCATGAGCCGCTTTTGCACGACACCGTTGACTACGGTATGCTCATCTACCGGACGATAGTTGGCAGGGATGTTTCTGGTACCTCCGAACACGTATATACGTGTTGCGTAAGTACCCTTGCTATCGTTACGGGTCATAGAGGAAGCCTCTACGCCCAACTCTATCTTTACGGCGTCACCGAACTCGCAACGCCCGAAATGGATGATATTATCGGTTATCCAGCAGTCGCAATTCCACTTGTCCTCGGCGGCCATCGAGAAAAGGGCGTCCAAAAGGTGGATATTGTCATAAGACATCAACACGGCCTTGTTCTCGACCGTGTTGTCTATATCAAAGTCATAATCGACGCCGTTATACGTATATCCGTTAGCTTTAAGGTTACGCAGGAACACGCCCAGTTGCGTGTCAAGAGTGGCGGTAAGGTTCCATCCTGCCTCCTGTCCATGATTTTCCGGGGTATACTTGAATATCTTCGTGTTCCACTCATAATAATAAGCGTCCAACCTTAACTCATAATCATATTTTCCCGGCACCACATTGGGCTTCTGCAAGGATAGGTATTTATATACCTTGGACAACTTACCTCCTAAAGCGTCATCGAGTACCCCTCTCATGTCCACATAGTCGCCCGGCTTGAAATCAATAGGCGTTTCAACGCTAAAAGGAAGGGTTATATAGTCCTCCTTCATCAAGGTGAATCTCCCCTTTGCGCCCCGGTTTATAGGGGTCGAGAAACGAGTATTGCCCAATATGTCCTTTATCTCGATCATGAACTCAAAGTTCACGCATATAAGGGGGATGGCAAAAAATCAAGCGGACCTAAAAAAAACAATGACGAGATTGTTGTAATTTTGTTGTAGGAGGAAATAAAAAAGCCCCGAACTGTGGGAAGCGGGGCCTGTGAATAATAATTAGAACTTTCGACATTTAATTTTTAAGTCTGTATCACTGCCTGATATATACATTCTTAATTCACAATTATTTTCTGCTAAACTTATAATATCATATTTGACAAACTCTTTACCTTCAACAAAACAAGTTATAGTACTTCCTTCCAATATATATGTTCCGGAACCATTTCCAAAATATCCACTTCCGGAATATGTACCATCTTCATTAAAAGTAGCAGATGTTTCTTTCATTGGCCAATCCACATAACCATCTCCATTTCCTGTATCAACCTGATTCAAGACCCAAATTCCGTAAATATTTTTCATTTCATCAGGGATTTTCTTTTCATCATCATCCGAACATCCAATAAAGGTAAACAACGGCAACATCATTGCCATAATAAACAAAAGCTTCTTCATTTCAAAAACGTTTTTAATGATTAGTAAATTGCTGCAAATATAAAGCTATTTGTTAATATATGAAAAAGGGGAGGGTAAAATTTATATTTTACAACATACAATTTTCAAGGCTCTATAATTCACAACATTACAGCAACTTGCTTTTCCACGGCTTTTTTTATGAAAGCGTTAATAGAAACGCCTGCTTGCTTTGCCAGAACAGCCACTCTACTATGAAGTTCCGGTGATAAACGAACGTTCAATGAACCGGAATAGCTCTTATGCGGCTCAATCCCCTCTTCCTCGCAATACGCCAGATAATCATCTACAGCCTCGTGGAAAGCCGTTGTAAGTTCCCGCACGCTTTCCCCCTCAAAATTAACAAGACCATCAATACCCTCTATCTTCCCGAAAAAAACATTGTCCCTTTCGCTGAAAGATACAGACCCGATATAACCTTTATAAGTCAATGTATTCATAATAACCTCCTTTACTTTATATATCCTGCTTCTGTTAAATCATCCAATACTTGCTTCATGGCATACCCTTTTATTATGTTTCCGGGGTGGGGTTTGTGCAACATAATAGGACGTTTGTCACCATTACGATAAATCACCCTTGAACCGGACGTTTTACCCTTGTTGGATTTCTCGTACCCGAAAACAGCCAACAGACGTTCCATCTCGTCAAACGTAAAATCGTTAGGTTGTTTCTTGAAGCGTTCTACCAACTTTTCTTTTGTTCCCATATTGAATGTTTTTGCAAATGTAACTATTTTATAGTTGCAATGCAATTTTTTAGAGCATAAAAAGCCCTATCAATCATTTTCTTTTGGTTTGGTTAGTTCTATATTTACTTCTTTGCCACAATGAGGACAAATTACATTTAAAGAGTTGCTTGCTGGTGTACTTTTGTAATCGTCAAATAGAGAAGCTAAAGGTACATTCAATTCTTTAGCGATATTAGAAAGTACACTGATAGATGCACTACCTTTTTCTCTTATAATACCACTTATATACTGAGGTGTTACGCCCATTCTTTCAGCTAAGTTTTTTGCTGAAATACCTTTTTCGTCTAAGATTTCTTTTATTCTGTACATATCTATAATAGTTTATACCACAAAAGTAATATGCTTTATTATGATTAAATCAATACGCCTTACTAAATAAAGTTAAATGCTTTATTATTTAAATCATATAGCTTGTTTAGTAAAGTTATATGCTTTACATTTGCATCATCAAAATAAAATAACAGTACAATGGCAACACAGAAATACAACAAGAGTGAGATCATGAAAGACGCATGGAGATTATTCAGACTTTACCGAAAATTCTCTTGGTCTTTTGGCAAGTGCCTTTCTATAGCATGGGATAATGCCAAGATAGAGATAAAAAATAATGAGGCCAAAGCCAAGAGATTGGCAGAGGAAGAAGCTAGACGCATCGAGTATCGCAAGCATGTTGTCTTATCTCATGTCGGTATGGCTAGCCTTTACGGTAACAGGGTTTATTCGGGTGATTGATAACTATACATTAATAATATAAGGATATGGAAACGATAGAGGTATTGAAGAACGTGCAAAGAATTGCGTTGGAGTGTATGATCGGAAGGAAACCGGTACATATAAATGTAGGCGTTATGCCGGAGACGGGTGGTTTATGCGTCACCGTACAGGACAGGTCTCACGATGTGGTCTACATGGAGATATTCAATGACTGGATGCCGGATCACAAGGAATGGAATAAAAAGACCTACGATAGATTCATGAGCGTAATTAGCGACATGACTTGCAGGCTTGCGGGATAACTCGAACGACGGGGAGAGGATCGGAAGTAGATGCCCCTCCGGTAATACGGCCGGAGGGATTTTACAACAATAGCTCCATTGTGGTTTTTCGAGCCTTGAAAAAATAGGCCACGGATTTTGTCATATATAATTTTGTGATATGAAAATGATCGCTCATGTGACGGTAGCGAAAGAAGATATTTAAGGGCATTGATTCCAGTTGCAGACCGTCACAATAGGCAACTTCAATCTTTGCCCTTCGCTTTTTACCTTGTCAAGCGAGACTGGTAATAAGCAGGTAGGACGGCATACACCGGGGTTCAAGTCCCCGGCTACCACTTCGGTCAAAATAAAATCCTCAAAGGTAGTGCTTGACCGAGCTACCAATGAGGATAGTATTAATCCTTTAACGGGACAAAGTTATGAAAAATAAAAATGAATTAGCAAAATATGATGCTAATATTTTAGAAAAAATCGGTAGAGACTAGGACAAGTTTTCTCTGAACGACTTGTGGGTGATTGCTGGTAGTCCAGAAGATAAACGACCTTATGATTGGAAAGATTTAAAGCAGACGAAAGAATTCATGTCTTCTATTTGCAACGTTTTAAATACCGACAAAAACGGTATTATAAAAACGAAAAGGGGTAAAAGAGGTGGTACATATGGTATTAGGCAAGTTGCATTGGAATATGCGCAGTACCTAGATACTGATCTGGCAGTACTGGTTAATGAGGTTTTCTTCCAACGTATAGAAGAAGAGAAGAATCCCGATTTGATCGTTGATCGTGCCATAAACACATATAAAAGAAAAGGTAAAAATGAGCGATGGATTGCTCAAAGGATTCAAGGTAAAATATCCCGTAGCGCATTTACTAGTACACTAGCTTCCCATGGCGTGGAACGTGAAGGTTTCCGCAATTGTACAAATGCTATATATAGTCATTTGTATGGTGGTGGTACAAATGTAATACGTGAGAAGAAGAATCTTTCCAAAACAGCGAACATAAGAGATCATATGAGCATAGCTGAGTTGATGGCAGTGGGCCTTGCGGAAGCTTTAGCCTCCGAGGACATCGAGAAGAATGATCTAAGAGGTAACGGAAAATGTGAATTGGCTAGTGGAAAAGCATCCAAGATCGTAGCCAATGCAGTCATGGAACATAATAAACAAATTAAAATGATAGAAAGATGAGCAAACATAGAAGAAACAGATCAAATAAAATCATCCGTATGCCTTATTTAGCTAGTAAAGGTAATCTTAGATTTATCCAGACGGAAGATATGACACTAAATGAAGTCAAAGAGTGGGAAGGCAAGTACAAAACCGTTTCAGTCAATTCAGATGATGGGGCTATTATTGAAATGCAAAAATCATATGTATACGGCATAGACAAAAAAGGACACAAGAGCATTAATCATGAAAGCACCGCATTATTTATTGCAGTATGCGACAATGTATGCGAAAAAGAGGTTACACTAGTTCTTTCCTCAAAAGAAGATGTAAGAAAATTACGAGACTATCTCAATAGATACCTAGAAGATAACCTATGATTAGATTTAGCATCACCAAAACCTTAACTATGATACCTGTGAACTATTAAATGATTGATTGAATATGAAAGACATAAACACGATACTAAACGAAATGCTTTTAACGTCCCAAAGGGACAAGAAGGCGATGGAGCGATTCAACCGGCAATCCTTGAAAATGGAGAGGCTTATCGACGAGCTGGAGAGGGCTTGCGGATTTAGCGGCACCAAGCCCAAGCCACATATGACCGTGTCGGTATACAACAACGGGAGGTTAAAGCCGGGAAGATTCGACCTCCGATCTTTAAATACGCATCTTTTAGCGCAATAGGACGAAAAGCCGTCTAGCCAATAAGGGGCGGACGGCTCTTCGCTTATCCCCTTGACGTTGGGTCAGGTTCCTCGAACTTAACGGATAGCCTACTATTCAACCTGTTCCGATCCAAGGCGAAGCTTGATGATCTCTTATGGACAAGGGTAAATGTCATATCAAGATCCGGAACACGCAATACGACCTTGCCTTGTTGAAGGACAGCCACGAACGCCTTATAATTCAGCATATATTCCTCTTGCGTATCCCCGTGTATGTTGAACGTAAGGGTAAGATCCCGGCTAGCCACCTTGGGATTATTGAACACGACCCTCTTCCCGTTTTCCAACCGGCTCTCGTTCTCTATGAAATCCTTGTTTCCCGCTGGGGTTAGCAAGGTCTGGATAAAACCCTCTCCCATGGCGACACGATACGTGCCCCATGCGTCATTCCCGTTAATATATAGATCCCCTAACATAATATCCTTGCCGTTCCGTCGTTAATAATCTCCACCTCGCATCCCCCGATATTGACAAGCAATATCACGGAGTAGTTCCCGGCCTCTATCTTGCATCAAGATCACCTTATGCACCCTCGTGTTATCGTCATAACTCAAATACGCCACGGTATTACCTATCACACCTACGTTTGTTTTATTGTGAAGCTCAATTAGATCACGATCCACGTATATCCCGTAGGGAGCTATGTTTTTAGCCATGCCTCTAAATAAATCCAACGAAGGATAATTATTCTCCTCGCAAAACTCCCGCCCTTGCGGGGAAAAAAACAGCCAACATAGGCTCTTCCAGTCAGTGGCCTTGCCTGATTCACTGCAAGCCCCTATTTTTATAGCTTTCCTTGTTACATCTCTTACTTCCATATCAAACTATTTTAGTATATTAGCGTCACTTATTTAATAAGTAACAATATACAAAAGGATTGGTATATTTAAGGCGCCAATCCTTCTGTGTTCTTTTTAACTACAGCTATATCAGATTTTATATCTTTCAAATATTTTGCGCTAATGGCGGTATTATCATTGATCTGCTGTAACTCTATATAGATACTGGCGATCATCGTCCTAGTCTCATCCGCCACATCATACAACGAGGCTATCTTTACAGATATCACGTCCATACTGGCCTTTATATACAAGAGGCTCAAGAATTGCTCGGAGCCTTGCAAGAACAACAGTATCTCCTCCCCTGTCATTTGCAGGGCGGTGAAACGGCCATTTAACTCATCGGCGCTATCTTGAGACATCTTCTCGAAACCTCCGGATGTAGCGGTCTGCTCATATTTATCATTCTTATCCTCTTGGAAATACTTGCTTGACGTGTCGAAGACCTTCTGGGCCTCAGCGTCCATTTTTTCCTTCAACTTGTTCAACTCCGCTTCTTCCCAAGGCGAAACGATACCATCGGACATATAATCGGCCAGTTTCTTCATGAATTCCTCTACGGAAGGGGATAATTTCTTCTTCAAGAACTCAATGATAGCCATCTTGATCAAATTTTGGACAATCTTAGTCGAAGCCTCTGCCGCATTAGTTCCTGTAGCCCACGCCTCCGAATACGCTTGGGCGAACTCGTCAATAGCGGACATGACATCGGTTCCTGTTATAGCCTCTACAGCTTTCTCCTTATTGTCCTCCAATTGAGCGTTGATATCCTCCAATTGCTTTTGCCAATCCTTGATCCGGTCATCGTCGGTCTTTTTCTTGTTTCTTTCCTCCTCGATCTGTTGTTGGATGATCACTTTTTGCTGCTCTAGCAATTTATTTTGCTGGTTTATGAGCTTAGAAGCGTCCGTAGAATAAGCCTTTTCTATGGAACGGCCTAGTTTCTCATACGAGGCATCCAACACATCGATCTGGTCTTGTAATCTCTGTATACGTTTCTCGTTCTTTTTGTCATGGACCTTAGCGATAGAGGACGCTAGAGAGGTCACTACCCCAATAGCAGCACCAGCGGATGCCCCTATAGGGCCAAACATCGCACCCGCTTGCGCACCCTGCATAGCGGAATTTACAGCGTCCATTGCCATATTTAAACCTTCCGCTATGTCATTAAAAGCACCTCCGAACGAATCACCAAGTTTTCCAAAGGTATTTGACAAGAATTGAACAGAGGTCATAACTTCATTTACACCCTCATTAATGAGCTGTAATGATTCCGTCAGTTTTTTGGGGTCGTCACCAGCAGCAAAGAATCGCCTCACTCCTTCTGTCACCTTGTCAAAAGCGGGTCGCAACTCATCGACCTTCTCGTTGGTGCTCTCAACGCTTTTCCCTGCCCTATCCATTATTTCAGGCATATCAGACCAAAGATCGAATTGTTCCTGCGTTATACCTTTTGATTCATCCCATTCTCCGGACTTAAGAAACTCCAAGGCCTCTTTTCCCTTGGTGGATATCTCTATCAACTCCTTTAGAGTCTTGTCCTTCATGTCTCCAAAAAGAGCGATTATGGCATTGGCGGTATTGCCACTTTTTATCTCAAGGTCGGAAAGCTGCTTATCCCATTCCTTCTCGAGTATCAATTTCTCCCCCTCGGTCTCGGCAAACGCTATTTTTTGCCCGTACTCGGCGGCGAGTGCCATTTTTTTGTCTTGATAAGTGCCATATTCCTTAAGATAATCATTCATGGCTTTACGTTGAGCCTCGATCTGCTCGTTCTCTACTTCTTGCGTGGACCGCATACGGGTAGCCTGAGCCTGCGTAATGGCTGTTTTTATTTCAACCGTTTGTTCTTGCGTGAGTTTTCCCCCTTGCGCCTCACGCCACTCTTTCTCCCTCTTACGTATAGCCTCTATTTCACGATCGTAATCATATTCTATTTGGGCGATGCGCTTATCGGATCCTTCCTCCATAAGATTTATCCTAGATTGCTGGTTCTTATTCTGGAGATCAAGTAATTGCTGATTAATACGCTCTTGTATTTCTTTTTGTTTTTCAGCCTCTTTCTTTTGTCTTTCTGTTTCTTGTTGAGCTTTTTTAAGTCTATCTTCTTCGTATTTATCGTACTTTTCAATGCCTGAACTAGAAAGAAGATCATCAGCCGCCTGTTCTTTTGCCTTACCAAGTTCAAAATAAGCGTCCGCATTCCGCTTTAAGGCTTGTGCGTCTCTATCTACAGCTTCCGCTTCATGATCAAAACTTTTTGCCCTATCTTCTACTAATTGTTGATGAGATTTTATATTACCAAAACGAGTATCTTGTATAACCCCGGTTGCGTCAATTTCCTGTTTTTTACGAGTTTCACTTGCTTTTTCTCTAATTTTATCTGCCTCTATTTCTTTTTGGATAGCCTTTTTATATTCTTCGGCAGCTAAATCTTGAGCGGCAGTAGCTTGAGCACGCAATTTCAATGAGTTTATGAAATTATCTGTATTATCCACAAACAAATTCTCAGCGTCTCTTACAGACTTAATCGAAACCCCCATCGAATCAAACGCATCTTTATTCTTCTCAATAAATTTCTGCTGTTCTTGCAAATTACCTGCAAGTTCTTTCCACTGTCTTTGATATGACTTAAACTGAATAATCAACTTGCTTAATTCTCCGGAATTTTTAGAAAAAGATTGGTTTAGCTCATCTTGTAGCTGCTTTGTATTTTTTATAGCCTCGCCTGCTCCAAATAATTTTTTCGTCCATTCGATAATATCCTTCCCATAGACAGATAAAAGCGTTATCGCCGCAACCAAGGCCGTTTGCCAACTGAAAATAGATGTTATCAACTGCTTCCAGACAGGAGCCACTTTTGCCACGTCATTATTTCCTGCCGCTACAGCCATCTTGAACGCCTTATACTCCGCAGCGGCTTTCTTCAGCTCATCGGCAAGCATCGGCAAGTTATTGGATATAGCCAAAAAGAATGTATTCCAGCCAACAGCAAGGGAAGGCAACTCCCTTGCGACCTGTTGAACCGACACGCTCAATCCGTTCCAACTACTGGCGTAATTGCCGACGTTCCGTTGATATCGTCCGGTAGCTTGCTCCGCCGAACTAATCTCCGTATTCAAGGCCTGTATCTGTTTTTGCAGGTTAGTCCCTACGGTCGCTTTCCTATCCGTAGCGGAAAGGCGGTCATACTCGGCATTAAGCAACGACAATTGCTTTCTCAACGCTACAAGGGAATCCGAGGCAGCTCTCTCGATCTTGATATTGTCCGAATATTCCTTCCTTAGCCTCTTCAGGGCCTCGTTCTCTAAAGCGTGCTGCCGGGTCTTCTCCTTCAGGTCGGTTAACATATTAGATCCCTTCTGGGAATTTTTATCCGCATCCGAGAGAGACAAGTAAGACTTATTGAGCTTTTTGATCTCGTCACTTAGGCCTTTAACCTTCAGTTGTTGCTCGACAAACACATCGGTAGCGTTATTCAATTCTTCTGTTATCTGACGAGCCCCATCAATAATACCATTAGAGACCTTAAGCTGCTCTATTACCCTTTGATAATTCTGCATCTGCTGCTCATAGTCCTTTAGTTTCCGTGTCGCCTCCTCGTATTTCCGGTTTAAATCGTCAAATCCCTTGGTATCTGTAGATACATCGAAATCCTTCAAGGCGGATTTCAACTCCTCCACTTCCTTTCGAAGATTTATAAGTTTCTGTAGATCGGCATCGACCTCGAAGTTTAGTTTAGCCATTAATCACCCTCCTTTTCCTTTCGCTTCAACAAATCACGCCCGGTTCTCTCCACGATCAAATCACCGGAAACGCTATGCAATATATCCTTCTGCATGATCAGAAGGTTTCGATATGGTATTTTATAAACCACGTCCTCATAAGACAATCCCAACGATTCCATGAACGTGGCCACTTGTCCTAGCATGGTCTCATTACCTGTTACCTTGGTGTCGCCGCCATTCTTGCCACGCTCTCGGCTAAGGCGGCACAGACGAAAAAATCCTCCGCGGATATGAATTTAACGACAGTCTCCAACGCCTCCCTTAGCTCATGGAGGGTAGCCCCATCGATCTCCTTGTACATATCAGCGCTTCCTAAAACGAACACAGACAATCCCTTTAATATATTTTCCAGATCGTTCCTCACCTTTTCAAGATCCTCCTTGCCCGATGTTGTCTTATCAATAAGAGATAGGTATTGTATACCTTTGCAAATCGTCGCTATTGTAGGAGGACTTACCTTATACGCCTTCCCCCCTAGGACCACGACCTTGAAATCCTCACCTAGGACAGCGTCAGCCACTAAACTAGCACCCTTGTTCATGTCACGTAAAAAAATTAGAATTAAACAAAAACGGGGACGAACGGAAAATACCGCCGTCCCCGTTCCTATAAGACATATTACATTCAATCCTTCAAGGATTTTCCTTCCACGTCAAACCAATACTCTGAAGCTATTGTCGTGGATGATTTCAGCGGGGTGGCGGACATCGACAAACCAACGGCCCCATCCGTGGAAGCCCCACGACCCACAAGATTCGCCTTAGGGAAAATGATAGCCACGTCATCATTGGTAATAGCGACGATACATTTATATCGTTGCTCGCCGGCGTTGCCACGTTCCCATCCCTTATCCGTATCCAAGGGTTTACCGCCCATAAGCTCGGCCTTGGTAGCGAAGTCATATGCCCCGATCACCCAATTCAAGCTCTGTGATCCTGCCTCAAACGATGACCGATATGTCTGGCCGGTCAACTCATCCTTGTATTCTGTTAACGTACCGTCCTCCTCGGTATATTCATAAGTCCCTTGATGGACGATTTGAACATCCTTGAAAGCCGTAAATAACGTCTCCAAGCTCTCGTATGTGGGTGCAGCAACCAGAGGCTCCCCATAAAGTATCCTTTTTACGCCTATAGCAGAAATTGTTCTTCCCATATTACAATACTATTACATTTAAAACTTTAAATAATACTCTCACATTAACGTAGTGACATTTAAGATCCCTGTTAACCTCAATTCTAGTAGTGTCTACCTCGTAGGTATAAGGAGTGCCATCAAACACCGAGGTGTCCTTGAACACCTCCATGGACATACGTTCCAGCTTATTCATCCTGTCCAAATCAGGCGTTCCTTTCTCGTCCAGATCAGGGACGGCTATATTGACATGAACGAATCCCACCTTCCATGTAATTCCCGGCTCCGAGGAATTCGAGTGTACGGTAACCCTCTCCTCCTCAAGCTTACCTGTAGGCGTATCATCCTCCTTGTACACCCCGGTAACACCAAGTTCCAAGGCTTTCTTGTATAAGATTGTCTGTATGTCCGTGCTTACTATCATTGTAACATAGCTATTACTTTAGCCTCGGCAGTATCTATCACGTTTAGCTTATGGATATCATTCACATAGCTAGCGTAATCCATTCCCGCCACGACAATCAATGTCACTCCCTTTGTATGCTTAGAAGCCAGATCCCTAGCGTAACTAAGCCCTTGCCTGCTCCCCTCGCTTCCATCCCCGGACTTTCCTTTAGCCCAGAACTGGACCGTCTTTTGGGATCTGGTCGTGAAAAAAACCTTCTCATAATTTTCCCCACGTCCATCTATCCTCTTAAACCCGCCTTCCTTTACGATCTTACCGTCCATTGATATGACATATCCCAATGAACTCCTCAAGTTTCCGGTAATATTGTTATATTTACCTTCTTGAACGGCGGTCTCATAAGCGGATTGCCCTAGTTGGGCTAGAAAGGCGAACACCTGACGATAGGCCTCCAAGATGAAATCATCCACATCGGACAAATCATAACTTAACTTTATTATTCCAGCCATATTTGCCCGTAATTTAGATAATCCGTTAGCATCGGGTTGATAACAACGCCACTACCGCGAATACTCCCATCTTGATTCAATACTCTCACGATATCCCCGGCATCAATCTTGATCTTATCTGTCACGACACGATATTTGTAATCAAAGGCTACGCCATTTACCGTATATACCCGATCGGCGCTCTTATCATAGCATTTACATCGTCCCAGTCTCTCCCATAACTCACCACCAGTCCCGGGAACAGGATTGCCATTGTCATCGTGATCATATTCCTTGACAACTTTTCGTTCTAATATGTGAGGAGCGTAATACATATCAATAATCCATATAAGATGAGACTACCCCAAGACCGGAAGACACATCCGGGCTAACACCGTTCCGTTCGCACAGGAACAAATAATACCGCCGGAGGCCGTCCTTGTCCCAAGAGACAGAGAAGCCGCTCTCATTGACGCTATCCGGGCGCAACAGCAGCGACGGGATGATCCCTATCATCCCTGTCTCTACCTTGCCTATGGATTCCCTAGACATCTCATCGTCCGGGGATAACCCCGATTTGATGCTGAAATCCAGCATATCCGCCTCGGATAGATCTCCATAAGCCGAGAATTTCTGCCCTATGTAGTCTCTTATCGTCATGCCTCCACCGTCAATGAGTAAATACCATTAATCTCGGTAAGGACCGGCAAGGATAGCGATTGAGCCTTGGTAAACTCTACGCCATTGGAATTGTCCGTCTCGCCCTTGCCCCATTGAGAGATACGAATCCGGCCATAATTAGAGTAAGTAACGCCCGGTTCCTGTCTCAACTCATTATCGGCGTAAGCGTTCTTGATGACACCTAATTTACCTGCCGGGACAAAGACGATATTCTTGTCGTTCCAAGGCTTGTACTCGGATAGCTTGCCGTTGTCTTGGATACGGGTGATACGTCTCACTGTCTCTATGACAGGAAGGTCATTAGAGCGTAGGAACTCATTCAAACCGGACATCAAAAGAGGAGTGCCGGATTTGTCGGTCCCAAAAATGACCTGTTTCATCTTCCTGCTCTTAAGCAAATAAGACAATCTGGCCGGAGACATCAATATCTTATCAAACGTCACCTTGTCTTGGGCCGCATCCACGACACCTTGGATATCCTCGAAAGGATCGACGTTGTCCTTATTGGTATCCGTCCAGTCAAGAGTAACGCTAGCGATATTCTCGGGCGGCATCTTGTAATCAATAATACCACGTACCCCTCCTTCAGGGTTATTATTGGCATTAAATGTAAATACCCCCTTGTTAGACAAGGCACCCAAGAAAATAATATCCAACTTAGATTGTACGGATTTGACAACGGTAGACACGTTATTCCACATCAGATTAATGAGCTGCTGTGTCTTCTGGTCATCCGTCAACATCCTAGAGTCTAGGATCTGCAAGACCTTGCGATACTCCTCGATCGGCATTGAGTAACTCATCTGGTGGGTAAGGACCTTTTGCTTCAAGGTCTCAAGCCCCTCCGTACCCAAGATCGGTTCCTTTCCCTTGGAATCAAGGGTAGCCGCCGCCACGCTCAAGTTATATTGCCCGATCAGCTCCTCAAAATTAAGGCCGATAGTCGGGACATCCCAATCAAGATAACGCTCGTAGATATTCTGGTCAAACAAGCGCTTGCGAAGCTCCGTGGCAGCGTCAATACGAATCTGAACCTCTTTCGTCAGTTCGCCAAAAATAGAACTATAAACATCCATCGTTCACCTCCTTACTGTCTAATATACTTAATTGTGGGATTATTCTTCATGCTGAATCCCGTCAACCATGAGGAAGGGACTGGATAAGCCACATCCTTAAGGATAAGGACCTCATATCCCGCCGATACCGTCTGGAAAGACATATTCTTCGTATAGACAAACGTTGTCTCAACCACAGCGTCAGGCTCATCCGTTCCCACGGCAAGAATCGCCCCTTCTGTAGCAGACTCTACAGCGGCAGCCAATGTAACCACGTCATAATCAGAGTTGCTTGAATCTACGGAACTCACGTTCTGCCCACCAATAGAATCTCCCTTGGCGACAAAGCTATCTTTCCCTATACGTGGCTTAGTGGTCGTTCCTCCGGCTAATACCTTAACGGCCTTACAGATCTTGCACTCCATGCGATCAAAGTCCAGCTTGATAGGAGTGCCCTTTCGCACGATTGTCCCTTCCGCCAACTCAGTGGTTAATTTGAAATCCCCGGGAAGGACTGCGCATTCCCCGCGCCAAAAGACGGGGAACGATCCTTTAATCTTTGTTTTGTTAAATTCGATACCCATAATCTTTTACTTTAATTAGCGTCCGGCAATGATTTGGCCCAATCCTTAGCGAGCTCCTTGCTCTTTTCCTTGGACGTAGAGACAGAGAACGCCGAACCTTTTTCCTCTAATCCCTTTGCGACCTCATTTTGTCTCACCTTGGACAGATAAGTATCAATCGCGTTATCGTCCATATCGTCCGTTATAGCGAAGCCCTCCTCTATCCGTTCCTTTGAGATCTTAAGGCTCTTGGCCTTGTCAAGGATCAGATTGTGTCTTTCAGCACGTGCTTTCTCCTCCTTAGCTTTATCATTCTCGGAGGTCAAGAGCCGGATTTTCTCGTCCTGCTCCTCACGATACTTCTTGAACCAATCCGGCTCCTCGTTTTTATCTGGTTGCTGTTGCTGGCCGCCCCCCTTGCCTCTCAACTCCTCTAATTCCTTCTTGTAATTTGCGCTTTCGGTTCGCACCTTATCCAAGGAACTCTGGTAAGATTTCAACATTGACTCTTGCCCTGCTACCGCAGTTTCAAGATTATCGTCCGTAATCAGGCCAGTGGACCCCAATGATTCTGCCACGGACCTCAAAACATCCTCCGTTAACCCAAGATTTGAGAACTTCTGTTTTAACTGCTGGAAAATCTTCTCTTTCATGCTCTTGCTTTTATTTTTTCGCATAAAAGTATTGATACATAAGCTTGTAATAAAATAAAAACGGGTTATATACATGACAATAGACCGATTGTCACAAAAACAATAGGGCATGGCTATAAAATAACCACGCCCATTAAATTTAATGATATCAAGGTACGACTTAAACCGGTCTTATTCTTGAGTGGAATCATCCGGAGCTTTAAGATTCTTGTCCTTCTCATTTCCTTGCGTCTTTTCCCGCTTCTCCTCTAATATCCGTCGAATCTCCTCCTCCGGCTTATCAGTCAAGGACAGCATATCTACCGCCGTTTGAAGGGACACCAATCCTGAATCATAGAGTTTCGCTATCATATCTATTCTCTTATCCTTATCCTCGGCGAAAGGCTCGGAGAACTCATGTTGCAGGTCGAGCCTGCTTAACTCCTCTCTCATGCCGATATGAGTTACGTTCATCATGATAGCCAATATAAGATTCTTCTCACGGTCTATTAATATATCATATATCTCTTTCAAGTTATCCCTTTTCATGTATCCAAGAGCCAAGGCCCTTTTCAATGCCTCCCCGGATAATGTCCCAAGCCCCTTCATGTTCTCGTAACTGAAATCCGGGGTGAACGTATCGAATAGTATGCTTGATGACAGGTCTTTTTTCTCCGCCTCTTTCATCGTGGAATAATCGGGCGGAACTAGGTACTCGGCAGCGCTTTTGTCCTTATCGGACATGGTGATAACCTCTCCTACCATATTAGATCCTCCCCCTACTATGCTCTGAATGACATCAGCGGTTAATTTCAATTTTGGATCGGAGAAATAATTATTGGAATCCGCCGCCTTGCTATCAACCGCTTCCTCTCTGTCTATACGCTTTTGCACCCCATACCATGCCTTGTTTTGACGATAGTAGATAACATTTATTTTACCCGAAGGATTAAGCAATGGCGTAACATCCCATCCGATATCCGCTCTCTTGCATCGATAGATGTATTCCGGGGTCTCTATATCAAAATGCTCTACGGACTTATCGCCCTCAAGCAACGTATATCCATAACCAAAAGCTATCATGTTATCCCATTGATCAAATAAAGGCCGCAATGTATATCCTTTTGACTTGGATATAACCTTAACCTTTACTTGGGGCATACCATTTTCCCTGTATATATGATAAACCTTAGCGCTCTCCGTCTCCGCACCGGCCAAACGCTTGGCTTCCCGGATTGTCGTGTTGAATCGAGTATAACGGAGAAAATCACCGAATGCCCTGAAAGCCTTATCCGTATCATCCGATACAGCTTTCCACAAGATAGGCTGCCCGAGGAGAAAAAACAGCTCCACCTCATTTATATACGCTTGCCTTCCTCGTGGCAATTTCTCCGTGATATATGGTTCTTGATTTTTCCTGTGCTTATTAGGACGTTTATTAACCTCATGGGATTCCGGGTTATACTCCAAGATAGCTTGGGAAACATCCCTGTCCCGGCATTGCATCATTGACATGGCCCGGCTTATATCCCTATCCTTGATAAGGCTGACAAAGTCCCTCTCCACTCCAAACGAGTTCAATATCTTGTTTTGGAAAACCTGAAATATAGCGTCTATGTAATTCATGTTAAAATCCTAACTCCTCCTTCGAGTACAGTCTTGTTGTTAATACTTTTCCTAGAAGCTTGCCTATCGTCCAATAACGTGCCCCATCGATAAGATGGTTATACCCGTCAATAGGCTCATTGATAAATTTACCGTCCTTGTTTTGGGCGTATACATAGTTCCTAAGCTCTTTTATCAAGTTTAAAGATCTCTTGGTGACACAAATCTTATACTCCATCATCTTGATAATACCTCCCATAACAGATCCCTTGTACTTGTCCGCAGGGTATATGATTATCCCCGCATTTGATATTTCTTGTATAAGCCTTGGATCGGCGCTGTCAGCGTAAACCACCAAGCCAAGGTCTTTCAATACCTTAATAATCTCCTTGGTTAACATATGGGTGCGGTAACATTTCTCATCAAGATATAACCTATCATCAACCAATCCGCATCTAACTATAGCGGTAGGGTCATAGCTATATCCAAAGTCAAGCCCTAACGCCACATGCTTGGCATAGGAAGGGAACTCGTCCACGATCTCGAAATCAGGGAACACCAACCCTTCGGCCATCGCCCGCTGCCCTAACCCATAAACCGCCCAAAGCACCTTATTCTTATTCTTCAATGACTCTATCTCATCGATGATTGTTTGCTCTAAAAAAGGATTGTCCTTATAAGTGGATATAAAATGATACGTCCTAGGGTCATTGTTTAGATCGCAAATCCAGTGCTCGTCACTGAACGACGGGTTATAATCAATGACAGAGAAAAGAGTGGTACGCATCACCAGTTGCTGCCACTCAAGATAAGATATCTCATTTCCCTCGTTACAATAAAGTATATCACGTTTCCTTCCTCTTATCTTCTGCTCATCATCCGTGGAAAAGAACTCCACGAATGATCCATTTGGGAACGAGTAAACCATCTCCGACTTGTTCATGTACCTATTATCCCATATACGGAACTTATCGATCATGATTTCCTTGAAATCCCGGAAGACAGATCCCTTCAGCGCCGGCAATGTCTTCCTCACGATAGATAGAGACAGCTTAGGGTTATGAAGGATATACGCTATAAGGAATATCAATATGTTATAAGTCTTACTGCTCCTAGAAGATCCTTGGGCAGATATGATCTTATAACCGCTATCCAAAGCGCCTTGTACCTCCGTATATATCCTAGTCGTCTGTATCACCATTGATAACGTCCTCCCTCTTGTCAATAACCTGAATAGTTATGGATTTATCCTCGCCATCTATATTGACCTCCGATTTGACAGGCGCATCCCATCCCATCATCTTCGAAAGGCGATCCAAAGCGTCTATCTTGGAATACATCTTTACCTCAAAGCCCTTATCCGTACTTTTGACCGATTGGATAGCTAATTGGAAAGACAAAGGCAGTTTAGACAAATCTTTTATCAAGAAGATTACATAGTTCTTCCCCCTCTTGATTTGCAACATATCCACGACATTGGCCCGTGCTATATTCTTAAGGATATCAATAGCCTCGTCTTTGGTTATATCCGATCTTCTTTGTAAATCAGCTTGCAACTCTTTTACCCTTACCGCTATCTTACCGTTGGCTAGAAGCTCGCAAGCCCTTATATTAATAGTCTCGGGTCTCATATTCTCGCAAGAATAAGCACGCCTGTACGCCTCGGAAGCATTGCCTGATTCCAAGTAATAATTACAGAACTTCTCTTGCTTGATTGTCAATTTCATATCTTTGCCTTGAATAAAGATCAAGACCAAAGTTATGTCATCGATATTTATGGTCATAAATAAAGAAAGGGCGATTCGTGACAACAGGTAGAATGTCACGAATTACCCTTAAAAACCGCAAAATTTACTTTGTCTTATCCAACCGAACCAATATTTCAGAGAAAATACGCTCTATATCTTGCCTAAAGTACTTATACAATTGATAAGAAAAAACTATGCCATTGATATTGTTGGAGACAACCGTCTTCTCCTTAATCCCTAGTACGTTTCCTAGTTTTTCCCTTAATCCAGCCTTCATCTTACCGCCAGCCAAGGTCATAGGAGAATAGAGATATAATATTATGAATATGAATTTTTTCCTTTGCGGTACATTCCCTTTAGGGATTGGCTTTCCTCCGAGGGCTATCTCCTTGAACCACTCATATAGGGTATCGATCATACCCAAGTCGGTTAACACAGGTTTAGCGATCTCCGATTCACGCTCAGAGAGTCTATACTTTTGCTCACGAATGGATTTGAGCTCAAAAATATTTGAAAACATATTTTCGTAACTTTAAGTTACGCACCTGTCCCGCAAATATAATGAATAATATACATGACGGCTACACAGTATCCATAAAATATGTTATTGATCATAATTGGGAGTTGATAAGGAAAAACGTTATATTTGTCACGATGGAGAATTAAGACATCAAAAATCCTATAAAAAAACGCCTTTTACGTGTATTTTTACGTGTAGTAACAAAAACAGCCTTGACAATCAGCAGATTACCAAGGCTGTTGTGGAGATGGAGAGATTCGAACTCTCGTCCAAACGAGGAATTAATTTGCTTTCTACATGTTTATCTTCGCCTTCATTGTCGGGGAAGAGCAAGACCGAAGCCACCCACTCATCCCTTATCCTCTAAAGTTTCGCCTGAGACCCGAGGCTTATCTCAAACTATCTCCGATATTGCTGCACCACCTGATCGGAACGCTTCGGAGCCACAGCATCCGGGTGATGTCACGTCCCCGCAACTTTTGCAGGGATTAAGCTTGAATCTACTATACTTCGATTAAGCAGCGAGAGCGTAATTATTTTCGCCAGTTAATTGTTCGTTGTCTGAGATTTAAGTGCAAGCCAACCACGCACTACATGCTTACAAACCACTTCTACCCGCTGTCAAAACCGGTCATCCCCATGGTTTTGTAATATTTCTTTTGGCAAAGATACATATAATTTCGAATTTAGCAAAGCCCCATAACTGATTCCTTCCGATTAGGATTATTTTAATGTAAACGAAGCAGTTTTCACCTCTTTACTATTTCCACCGATCATTACCTGAAACTCACCCGGCTCAGCGACATAATCTAAGGTTGAATCGTAGAATTTCAACATATCCACATCAATATCAAAGGTTACTTTCTTGCTTTCTCCCGCTTTTAACGCAACTCGCTTGAATCCTTTCAATTCTTGGACCGGAGGGGTTATGCTGCGTACGATATCACGTAAATAAAGCTGTACGATTTCCTCTCCATCCTGAGCCCCCGTATTGGTAACAATCACGGATGCTTGAATTTTTCCATTTGCATCCATAGAATTCATATTCAAAGATACATCGCCATACGTATAAGTCGCATAACTCAAACCGTAACCAAATGGATAAAGAGGCTCATTCAACACATCTATATAATTGGAGACATAACGAATGTACCAAGCATCGGGAGACATAGGACGTCCTGTCATCTTATGATTGTAATAGATCGGACATTGGCCTGTTACACGAGGAAAAGACATGGTTAACTTCCCCGTCGGAGAAACCTTTCCGGTCAAGACATCGGCAATAGCCGCTCCTGCTTCCGTACCACCGAACCATACGTTCAAGATCGCATTCACCTGCTTTTCCTCGGATTGTAATGCCAAAGGTCTTCCGGTAAAAAGTACCATTACGATCGGCTTTCCTGTCTTTTGGATAGCATCCAGTAATTTTTTCTGCGTTTGCGGCATTTCAAGGATGGCTCTACTAGCGCCTTCTCCACTCATATCTATCGATTCACCCAAAGCAGCGATAATCACATCAGCGCCTTCCGCCACTTTTAGGGCCTCGGCGATTAATTGTTCATCGCTTCTATCATCCCGGGTTGAACGATTTTGATCCGTAAAGTTTGCTTCATAGACGGAATCATCGACTAGATTGCTGCCTTTTGCAAAAACAACCTCTACTCCATTTCCCAAAGATTCCTGTAAATCCTCTACCAATCCATGATAAGATTTAGTCTGCTCATCATATTTCCACGATCCAGCCATATTCGCCTTGCTATCCGCTAAAGGACCGACCACAGCGACCTTACGACATCCTTTAAGTGGAAGCAGATTATTATCATTTTTAAGTAACACGAAAGACTCCGCCGCAATACGACGGGCCGCGGATACGTTATTTACCGACAAGAACTCTTTGGCGGCTCTTTTCGGATTACAATATTTATATGGATCATGGAACAATCCCAATTGGTATTTTGCGATTAGTATTCTCCGGCAAGCAGAGTCAATCTCAGCCTCTGTTATTTTCCCTTCTTCCAATGATTTCTTTAATACGGCATGATAACAGTCCGCTATCATATCCATATCGACACCCGCCTTTAGCGCCTTGACTCCGACTTCCTGACTATTACCTATTCCATGGTTTACCATCTCCGCTATTGCCGTAAAATCAGACACGACAAAGCCGTTAAATCCCCATTGTTTACGCAATACGTCATTAAGAAGCCAAGTATTTCCGGTCGCGGGGATACTTTCAAATTCGTTGAATGAAGTCATGATACTTCCTACTCCTGCTTCTACAGCAGCCTGATAAGGACGCATGTAATAATTCATGGCAGTCACACGGCTCATATCTACCGTATTATAATCCCGACCAGCCTCGGCCGCTCCATAAAGCGCATAATGCTTTACACATGCCATAAGAGTCGTATCAGCCGATAAATCATTGCCTTGATAACCACGCACCCATGCTTGAGCCATTATACCTCCAAGAAACGGATCCTCGCCCGCTCCTTCCTTTACTCGTCTCCACCGGGCATCATGATATATATCGACCATCGGGCTATATGTCCAACAGATACCATCAGCACCAACTTCCTTCGCGGAAATTCGAGCGACCTCTTCTATATTCTCCGGTTTCCAACTACACGAAAGACCTAGAGGAATGGGAAAAACGGTTTTATAACCATTACAAATATCAGCGCCAACAATTATAGGAATCCCCAACCGACTTTCTTTAACCGCGACTTCTTGTAACTGCCGGATCGCATCGACACCGAATATATTAAATATACCACCAACCTCTCCTCGTACAATACGACTGGCTATCTCACTCTTTTTAGGATTTGGCATTACGTTTCCATAACTAGGAAGATTCAATTGGCCAATTTTCTCATCAACGGTCATTCGACTCATCAGACCATTTATAAATTCATCCGCACTTTTCTGTTCAATCTCAGCTCTTGTGATTCTCTCACTTTTTTCTCTCGCTATCGAACAAACAGGCACTATACATGCCATTGAAATAAATAAAACTGAACTTTTAAGGAATTTCATAACTTAGCTTTTTTACTTCAAAAAAAGCCCGAATAACAGAAAACAGCAATAAACTCACTACTTCAAAGATACGATATGCTATAGAACACACTTTTCTACACTACGTTTTTACTACGTTTACCATCAATAATAAACTAGTAATAAATAAATTGCGCAATCGATTTAAGAATCTACTCCGCAAGTCTCCAGAAAAGATATCTGGAGTTCTATTCGATCAGACCGATCTCACGAAACCAATCTTCAGCCCGATCCGGCCATTCATTTACAGACGCTCCCGTATCTCGTAACCCGTATCCATGGCCACCTTGACTATATAAATGCATCCATGCCGGAACACCAGCTTCCTTTAAGGCATAATAATAGAAAATACTACTGTTGATATAAGATTTATCATCTTCCGCTTGAATTAACATGGTTGGAGGTGTGGCAGATGAAACCTTTAACTCTGGTGCCAATTGGAAGTTCTCTCCATCTAAATAAGCAGGATAAACCAATAAACAATAATCCGGACGACAACTTACTTTATCCGTAGCATCAATAGCCGGATAAGTACGTTTCAAAAAATTATTGCTAACCATGGCAGCTAAATGGCCACCAGCCGAGAATCCCATCACACCGATTCGCTTTGGAGCTATATTCAAGTTCTCAGCGTTCGCTCGAACATAACCAATCGCACGCTGTACATCTTGCAAAGGAGCTTCGTGTTTTTCCAGTCCTTCTCGTCTTGGAACCCGGTATTTAAGTAAGACCGCAGTTATTCCAAGATTATTAAGCCATTCACAGACTTCATCACCTTCCAAATCATAAGCTAAAATATTGTAACCACCACCGGGACAGACAATCATAGCGGCACCCGAGGCCACTTCATCCGGAGCATGATATATAGTAATCGTTGGCTCACTCACATTCGTAATACGCAAAACACTCTCACCACCGGTTTTTCCACCATCCGTATCAGCTTTCTCTATTAATTTAATAGTTTCTCCCGGCGCCCCTTTTGGGAATAATAAAATCGGATTTTCTTGTGCCATAGACGTATTGATTAAACAAACCCCAATCAATAAAGGGAATATCCACTTCTTAACCATACAACACATTATTAAGTTATAGGGAGCGAATATATACATCTTATTTTATTTATCCAATCAGAATCGAATAAATAAAAACAGAAAAAGGAGTCACCCCTTACGGACTGACTCCTCTCCATCGGCTATCGCCTTGCTTCA